ATACATGCATGTCTTACCCCATACCTGAAAGCATGCCTTACGTAGGTTACGCCATTGTGTGTCTGTGCCTCTGGCATGTGCCTTACTCATGCGACCAATACATCTATAGGGCCTACACATGATGGGCTGTACTTAATAGCCGCACCTACTGCCTCACGTATGCGCCATTGTGGATCATCTGTATGTCTTGTTGCATGTAATGAACCCATAGCGAATGGATAGCCTGACCCTGTTGCAATCATGTTGTATTCGCCAACTGACCAATCAATAGTGCTTATTTCAAACAACCTGCCATGTATGCCTACAAGTATGTCGGCCGCATTGTCCTCTGTGTTTATGTCTATTTTGTATTCCTCAGCTGCGCGCTGCAATGTGCCACAGAATGTCATGCGCATCCACTGCTCTAAGTTATGCGTGTTTATGTCTGGGTATGTAGCAAATGTTGTAAGTTGGCCTGTGCCTAATGAACCACTGTATCCAATTAGATACGGCCCTACCTTGCGAATCTTAGGCCTTGATAAAGGACTAATGAAGTTGCTGTCTGACATAGCCCTGTCAGCACCTAAGTAAACCTTGCCCCCATGTGTAAGCCCTGCAAGTATTGTCATTAGTTTTGCCTTATGTGTTTAGCATCTGTGAGATTGATGTATGCATTCTCTCTAGTTATCTTGCCACCATTGATTGTCTCTTGTGTCTCTGTCAATGCTGTACGAAACTCGCATGTCCATTCACCATGAGCGTTGGATAGTTGCTTAGTGATTAGCAAATCATCTGGGATTAAGTATAAGAATCCTATGAATGGCACACCTAATGAGTTGGCTACGTATCGCCCGGCTTCGATTTTGTCGTAAGTAATAAGCCATTCGTTATCCCACTTTTGCAGTTGCTCTAGGCTCATGTTCCGTGACTTCTGCTCTACTACGGCTACTACGTTGGTGTCATTATCAACAATGACTGCATCTACCAAGGCTGAACCGCTTTTTGGCGTGTGTACGTATGTAAAGTCTGCGTAATGGTGCTGCCATAATTCCACAGCTCGTAGTTCGTGTTCCAGTGACTCTTGACCCTTAGGGGAATTAACGTCAAGCATGTCAGTCCTCTATGCCTTTCATGATGTTGTAAGCCGCCATCATGCCGTTCCTGTAATGCACATTGACTGATGGATGTGTATCTATGATTACGTCCATAAGCTGATCAAGCCTTTCTTTCCATGTCCTATCAATCATCCCGGCAATCTGTTTGGCATCATTGAAATCTTGTTGTAATTGCGTATGGTCTTTACTTAACATCTCTACTCCTGTTACATACTTGAGTAATTCAGATTGTCTGACTTGTACCCATTTATCTTGTCTAGATGTCATGTAATTAAGTTTAAGACTGATTCACACCCAGAACTGGTAAGTGAGCAGGAACGGCTCTTAGCGAGCCATCCACACCCGTCACCGTATAAGTTTCGCTTGTAAAGGGAATTAGTCACTACAACTAATTCGACTGCGCCATGTGCCTGTTACCAATTTGTTATGTATTAAGGCAGTCCGTATTTAATACTGGTTATCAGGCTCGCATTTCTGCTATTTGCATGGTTATCAGACATGCCAAGGCACGCCCTCTAACGGCGGTTTAGCAGCTGATAAGGCAGCCAGCAGTTTGAGTCATGCCTAGACATTTATGTCAGTTATGTAGTTATAATGGTGGTACTAGCCAGTAGTCCGGACGAGGGATCAAGAACCACTCCAACTACTGGCTAGTTTTCAAATTTGTGGTGAGAGTTTCTGATTATAAGTGTTTACAACGCCACAACACTTAGTCATCCATGTGCGCGTGTCTGTGTATGGGTCTACACCAGTGTCAAACGGCACTAATGTTTCATGACAAACTTCGCAGCTCTCGGCGAAATAATGCGAAGCTTCATAAGCCCCATAAAGTTTCTTTAGTATTGAAATAAACATTTCGTCTTTATTTTCCATCATTAGCCCTATCTCTAATGTCTTGTGTTTCTTTGTTCATGCATTTGTAAACATCTGTAAGTAAATCTGCACAATGTTCACAATCCATGCTTCTTAGGTTTCGTACTACCCGAATCAAAGTCATTAGGGTTGTATGAAATTCAAGCTCATAACGGTCAGTCATTGTAACCACCGTTAGCCATGTAACAATCAATGCAGGCTGTTGGTAAGTCTTTGCATACGTCACAGTCTGGGTGTGGCACATTGACTCTAAGCATTCGGCAATCGGCGTAATGATCGCCCTTGTACAACAATTCAGGTGGGCAGTTACATCTCATGCCATGTAATCCAATGCTATGAAAGTGTCACAAGGCCATTCCTCGTCACATACAATGCAGTTATTTATGTGCTTGCAATTTTCGCATTTACCCTCGGTTGTTCCACAAATCAGGCATTCAGTTTTGGCTGTTGCTTTCATGTGTATTGCCCGGGCTTGCTCAATGGCAGCTTGTAGGTCAAATAAGTCAGTGCATACGCAATGGCAATGCTTGCTGTGTTCAGGATGGCTCATTGCTTGCTTTCCTTTCCACAGAATCCACATGGGCTGCCAATGTATGACCAGCCACCGCAGCTGCATCTAATAACGTCTGCATCGGTCATGACCTATCGAACTTGGGATCGCACTGTGGCTCATTGTCACAAAAGTAACCGGCATAAGGCTTGCCAGTTTTTTTGGAAATACCGCTACGCCGATTCATTGCGCCATGGAGGCACATAGGCACTAAAGCCTCATCCTCATAAATGTCTATGCCCTCATCCAAGGCTGTTGTAGGAGGTAACCAAGGGTCGGTTTCTTGACTGGGTGGCTCTTGCACCACCTCTTTTGGCTTAACTGGCCCGGGGGCTTGATTCTGTCGGCTTGCTACAACTTCCTCTTTACTGCTTATGCCTTTAGATGTGCCAATGTTTAGGCTTGCAACGGCTCTCGACCAACAACTTGTTTCGAGGTTTTGCAGCTCTGAACCAAATGTGTATGGAGTCTTGCCAATGATGAACTCTGATGCTGTACCGATGCCGGGCAGTGGATCTTCAGATGTTCTGTAGGCTCTAGCAACTCCCCACATCTTTGTTGGATCGCCGTCCATTACGCCCATGTACTCAAATTGAATAGATCCCTCAGGGAATTTTTCATAAAACATGGCCACGCGTTCGGCAGCTGTAACGTAATTAGTGATATCAAAAGCCATTAGATTCTCCACCCGTCTTTCCACATTGCTTCCTCAATGGTTGGCCCATGCATCGCACGATATTTGGCTCTAAGTTTCATGCGATGTTGTGCCTCAATGTAGATACCGGTGAATACACCTAACCCGAATAAAACGGCTGCGTACATAAGAATAACTATGGTGTTCATGCTGACACCTCTAACTTGATGTCTAGTTTGTATGCCGCATGTAATGATTGCGCTCTTAACTTGGCAGTTTGCCCCGGTAGACCTTTTGTTGCTAAATGATACAAACGTGCACTATGGGTAAAACGGCCTTGATTTGCCAATACTTTTGTATAAGTGTGTTTTCTCATGCTGACACCTGACTTAGCCACTGAAAGGCTGTACCCTCAGCTGCATCAAATGTGTCAAGGTCATTAGCAATGTAGTTATCTGTAATGGGGACAAATACGTCCCAATTTTCATTGACGTTTTGCTCAATGATTACTATGTCGTGCGTATCTGATGCCACAAAAATAGTGTCATAGATTTTGTATGTGTTTAACATGCCCTGATTTCCTATTCTTAGTTGTAACCCTTGGCGGCTACATAAATAGTTCTAGCACGACACGCAGGACTCGCACAAGCACTTTGAATAAATAGGCGTGTCATGGTTTGTGTTGATGTGATTTTGAACCACAACATGTAGTGCATCTACCTTATTTATTAAGTCTGGCAAGGATTTTCCGCCATTGGCATGGGGTTGGATCGGGTATGTCATGGTGTCAATGTAAAGTTTTATTGGCTTAACTATTGCCCATTTAACAAATAACCCAATCAGGGTAGCAACGGTAATAATGGCGGCTGAATACTGGCCTAAAAGTAACAAATCCATAACACTAGGCTTTGATCCATTTGTCTGGATTTCGGTGTTTTCTTGGATTCCATGTGCGTTGAGACAGTATTTGGAAATGCAAGTGAGGCCCACTAGTGCGGCCTGTGTTGCCTGATGTTCCTAGTAATTGGCCCTTAGCGACTCTTTGACCTACTGCCACATTTACCCCATTAAGGTGACAATAACCTGCCCATAGACCTGCTGTGCCATCCTCAAAGGCATCATTATCAACAATTACATGAATTCCAAAACTCCAGCCCCAACCCTTTTTGTAGATGTGCTTGCCAGCGTGTACCACAACACCCGGCACAGCTGCTACTACTGGTGTTCCGATGACGGCTGCGTAATCTATGCCCTTGTGTATGCCACCAGTTTTGTATTTAGCCCCATAGGGAAATGACACTACGCCTGATTTAATCGGTTTCATCTACGTTGGCCCTGCCGTAATTGTCATACTCTGGATTTAACCAGTTAATGATTATTGGTAAAGCTGATACAAGGCCGATAGTTAAGGCTGGATGAAATCCTAATGTGTCAGCATTGATAAGCACCCAGCCCAAAACACCTGCACCAAATACTTTGATGAATGATGCGATTGGGCTATGTGCAAACCATGTAAGAAATGACATTATTCAGCCGTAGTTAATTCTTTATTGTTGGCTATTTGTTCTAAGTAGGCTTTATGTTCCTCGTCGGTCATTTCCCTTACTAAATCATCAATTTGAATTAAAAGTTTTTCAGTTGCCTTTGCTTTTGCAGTTGCCATTTAACTTATTCCATATCCGTAGACGTAAATTGTGCCACCCGTTAAAGTTCCAGTTGAAGTAATAATGGTAAAATCTGTAATTGAAGTCGAACTAGCTAGAATACCTTGTGTTCTGCCTGTGCTTGCAGTGTCATAATATGTAGCTGAAAGCATTTTTTGTTCTGTTAAAAATGGACCGTTTACGTCTATATTTGCGTTTAGACTTGTTGCATCAGCATTACCACAATAATTAAAATTAGCACCGTTGTTGTTTGCTACGGATAACACTGAACCAGCTGCATATGGGGCATAAATAAAATTCGAATAATAACCAGTTGTCACGCTTCCAAGTTGTAAACGTAGAATTATATTGGACACACTGCCTGCGCCACCTGTTATTAAAATTTTGTAATTTTCATAAGTTGCACTAAAAGCATTTGTTACGGCTACTGATGATACTGCTGAACCGATTGTTTGTTTTTTAACAAGTCGCATGCCCGGGTAAGCACCGCCAAGGGCAGTAAACAAGGTGCTATCAACCGAGCTGCCAAGTGTGCGAATTGCAGATGCGCCATCCTTGACATACGAGGTATTGTCAGGTGTTGTCCACGAGTAGTTTGTTGTAGTTGCCATTCTATAAATCCTGCCATGCTTGTGTAATAGGAGTATACCCTGCCCAAGTCAGAGTTGGTGGTTCTTGATCCCAAATAATGCTTAGGTATGTTTCGGAATACGCCGAGCATGTTAGGGCAAGTTCTGCTGTGTATCGGGTCAAATTCCATGTATAGCCCTCTACAAAACCGTCAAAGGTTGTTCCAAAGACTGCTGGTAGTGCGCTGGTGTTTACCCGTAGGCCGTTATAGACGGCGGCTAGGGCATCCCTTTTGGCATCGCTGACCGTTGGCGAGTGCAATGGGATTGTAATTGTTTCTGGGTACATTCTTGGGTAGGCGCGTGATTCTAAAAAGTCATTAGCTTGCGCCAAGGCATCGGCACTATTGTGCAACTGCGTTATGCGTGTGCCTGATAATTGGCCGTATTGAATAATGCTGTTTTCATCTCGGGCTACTTCTGTACCTGCCCTATATGTCACGTTTACATCGTTGACTATTTCGCCCCATTGTGAGGCTGTTCGTAAGCCTCGGGCAAGTATGTCATCGGCTGTTAAAGTCAATGGGCTTGCAGTAGATCGGGTTGCGTATGAGTCATAGTGCAGGTCACCATCGCCACCCTCCCAAAGTACGCCGCGACCAGAGTTGGCAGCTTGTGTTGCCAATGTGTAGGCATCATCCTCGCCACTTGAATAGGCCATAAGTTCGTAATCGCCCGGCACAACGACATTGGCGGTCAGGTTATTCACCAAGGCCACGTTGGTTGCATCATAACTAGCCCAAGTGGTTTCAGTTGGCAGATCGTTCCAAGTAATTGTTGGGCCAACATCTGACCATGATTGCAAGAATGCCTCTGACAGGATGTTCAGGATTCGTGTACCGTCAAATTCTTTGGCGTAGCCCGTCGCGCCGACTAGGTGACGGTTCAGCTGTGAAAGTGGGCCAACTGCTGTAATGGAATAAACAGCGATTGAGCCATCTGATCCATAGGCTTGCAGGCTTATATCAATGTCAGAAATGATTCCTGCAAAAATTTCTTGTGTGCCTGATGTTCCCTTGTTTATTGAAATTGACACTGCCTGACTCAATGACACTGATAAAGGATCGCTGGCATCTGTCCAAAGGCTAATTGAGGCATAACCCGGTTGAGGCTGGGTAGTTACATCATTACGGCCCATACGGATTGAAATGGATGAAATCGTGTTATCTGCGTAAGTTATAGCATTTGCAAATGTAACCGTAGGGTATGGATCGTAATCGGTCACAATGTTGCCCCGACAAGATTAACTGCCCCTGTGCGGCGTGATGAGTCTTGCAGTAATCGCTCGATGCTACGGCGAGCAGACTCGCCATCGATCACGCCGTTCATGATGATGGTTACGCCTTGGCCGCCATTGTCTGGGCGAATTGATCCAGAGCCACTAGGCACAAACATTTCAGGGCCAAACTCGCCAACCCTTGTCATTTGACCAGCAAAAACTGGGCCACCAGCTGCGCGTGATGTATAGCCAAGTGCCTTGCCTAAACGAGAGTCAGCAAACTTTGGACCCTCGCCCGGGTCAATGCTAATAAAATCTAATAACTTGCCGCCAATGTTTCTCGATTTTTTATAAGCATCGGCAACGGCATTTATGCCATTTGCTACATTTTCCAAAGCCTCGGCAAAAGTGTTTAAGCCACTTGATGCGCCGGGCTCGTCAGCTGTAACCGTACTAAACAATTTGCCAAAAGCATCTGCCACTGCTCGCAAAGAATAGCCCAAACTATATTCGCCATTACCCTCAAAGTTTCCTGCAAGTTCTCTGGCGCGATTACTTAATGATTCTGGATCCTCACCTGCAAATCCTCGGGCCACTTTGTCTGTCATTTCTAACAAAGTGCCTAAAGTGTTAAGCAAAGGCTTGCCACCGGATTCTTTTAATTCGCCTAACCGCTGATTAACTATGTCTAGTTTGCCTTGGTATGTGTCGGCATAGGTTGAGGCTTGACCACCAAAAAGGCGCGTCAGTTCATCGGTAATGTCTTTAAAATCGCCAGATTTCAAAATGTTGTCATCTAAAGGCACACCCATGCGCTTAAGTGCGCCCTCGTTGCCGTCATAGGCCTTGGCGAGATTATCTGAAACCGTAGTCAGGTCTTTGCCTGTACCTCGGGATATGTCCATTGCAAGGTTTTGCAAGTCTTGCGCCTCGGCAACGTTTCCGGTGCTGCGGGTCAATCGACCCAGAGAGTCGCGCAATTCCCCATCACTAAAACCGCTGGCAAATTGCATGCGCTCTATATAGTCATTTATCGATTTTAAAACTGTGTCATCAATGACTCCAGCAGTATCTTTCAGGGTTTCCTGAAACTTCTTTTGGCTGACTTCATCCTCGGCAGCTGCTTTGACTGCATCCACTGCTAAAGCGGTGGCCATTGCACCTATTGCAAGTGTTACATAACCAATGGACTTGGCCATTTTTTTGCCATTAGAACGCAAGTTCTTTTCAAACTTGTTGACGTCACTATCAGCGCCAGCGATACCGCGACCAAAATCACTTACATCAGCTAGCAGATTAAGTTTGAGAGTTCTTACGTCAGCCATTTTGATCCCAAACCTTTATCACATGTCGATCGATTGCTTGCTTCCAACGCGCAGTCAATTCTGGTTGTATTTGTTTCAAAACTTTAAAAATGCCGTAGCCTACGTTGCCTCGACCTTGCGGCGCGGATCGTTCGGGAAAGCGCCGACCACCATTAGCAAAAGGTGCTGGCCCACCAAATTCCGAGCCAAACAAAACTTGGCCGGATACTGCCCCACCACTAAAACGGCCTTTACTGCCACCGATTGTAACATTTGGAACTCGGTCTTTATTGGCTCGAATTGTAGCTGCAACTTTCTGCGCTTGATCTGGGTATGGGTTCATCGTGTAACTGTTTTGCAATTCGCCAGCCGACCAAGCACTTATAGATGTAACTTCATCCTTTAATGCCAATTTGCTGTTGTCATCCATTTTGCGAAATGCTTTGTACAGATTACGCAGATCACTTTGGTCAGGTTGGATTTTGACTGTTTGTCTTTCAGCCATGTCCATTCCTTTCTGTAATCAGCGTTAGTGCTGTGTTGATGTCTGCGAGTGACCATTGGTACAGATCGGCTAAGGGAATCCCGGTAACAACTGCTATTCTGACGAGTCCGTCAGCGAGTTGTCTTTTGGGCTTTCCTCGACCACCTCAAAGGTTTCAAACTCATTGGTAACCCATGCTTGCTGGCTCGGTAACTTAGTATGCCCTTGGGCCTTAGCGGCCTTGTAAAGCATGCAAGTTATAACATCCAGCGAGCCTTGGCTCATCTTTTCTGCCGCTTGACTAACGGTGTATCCGAGTTCTCTTTCAATCTCGATCCATAACCAAGCACTTTCGTCACTCACTATGTAGTTATTGCCCTGTTTGGTTGTAACTGTGTATTGCATAAGGGTTGCCCTGTTCTATTCGTTATGCTCGAGATACCGATCCATCCTCGACTACAAATGAGATCGAGGTGGTCAGTACGTCAGTAGCCGCGCCACCGACTGTTGGAAATGTCGGGAATAAGTTGCCAGTAAATGTGTCACCGTTTACATCAAAGCTGAATGCTAATGGTGTATCTGGTGCATTCTTAGCGGCATCCCATAGTGCGCTGATAATACCGGCAGATGAGGTGTCATCTAGGTACATTTCAACATTGAGTGTGGCTGTCTTGTCTACGGTCTTGTAAGCGCGACCCGATAGGACCTCTAGCACTTGCTGGTTGTTTTCCATTTCAAGTGTAACTGTTGATGCTTGGTCAGCGTAAGACACCGAGTTAATGCTCAGGGTCAGATTCCGACCAGTTATGTATGTTGCTGGCATGACTTGCCTTTCTAGTTGGTTGTGACCATCTCGATGTTGAGTTGGCTGATAAGCATATCGGCGTTTCCGATTTGCGTAACTGTTGGTTGCGACCATCCACCAAGTAACGAGATGTTATTGGCTAGTAAGTCGGTTACTGAAAAAATTAAGGTTTCTAAGTTGGCTAATGCAGCGCGATTATCAGCTGCATTGACAATTACTGTGATGTCAAAGCGCACATGGCAACGAGAACCACCAATAGCACTTACGGTTATGTAAGGCGATCCCGGCACAAGCACAATGGCTGGTGGCGTAATGTTCTCATTTGGGTACGAATAAACTACTCGCCCGGCAGCTGCGAGAGTTGCGGCGAGTGCATCACGATAAGTCGCTAAATTAGCCAAGGTAACCTCGGGTGTCTAGGTGCTTACCTAATAGGCCAGACACACGTGTAAGCATTGAACGGCCAAGGCGGTACGGTGCTGGACTTTGGAAGTCAACACCTTGCTGGCCTAGTGTGCCTGTACGAGTGATCCAAATGTCGCACGCTACGGCAAGCGCACTTTCGCGAACTTCCGGGACAGAATCATATAAAGCGGCTTGGCTGGTGAGTACGGCTCGGCCATTAGGAATAATTGAACGCTTGGTGATGTCTGCGTTAGTAATTGCAGCTTCAAAATAAGTCACGTTGTATTCATCGTAGCCAACCTTGGTTACGGTACGTGAGCCATTAAACGGTGAGCCACATCCAGTTACGGTTAAAGCTTGACCAACTACAAAAGTGTTGTTATGGCAATAGAACCGGGCAGTGTTGTTTGTAAGTGATGCGCCAACAATAGACACATCATCAAATATTAAGTAAGACAGGATTATGTTCTCGGCACTGTCTGCAACTGCCTGAACGATTGCATCAGCGTAGATGTCACCAATACCAAGTACGGCTTTTAGCTCGCTTAGTGTAATTAGTGCCATTGCAAATCCTTATCTATTAGGGCGTGTGTGGGGGGCACAGGGCCGCACCCCCCACACTTCTAAATAACTTGAAACTAGGTCAAGTTAAAGCGACGAACGCCACCGGCAACCAAGACACCAACGGCTAGGTAACCGTAAAGCATTGTCTCGATTTCGCCAGATGTTACTACGTTTGTTGACATACGTAGAACTGGGCTTTCGTAGATTGCAACAGCTGATGGAGTAACAATGAATGCTGACTCGTCAATAGTTGTTGCTACTGCATTTGGATCTACGTATAGATCTAGTCCAAGTACGTTACCGCGTAGCGACTGTGGGCCTGCAACGCCACCGTTGTTCTGTGGGTTGTAAGCGTTGTAGATTGGGCGACCGGTTGAATCGGTTGCACCAAGTAACAATGACCACTGTGAAGTTCCTGCGATGTATGCGCTTGGAAGTTCACCTGTTGCTAGGTAAGCAGCTGGGGCTTCGGTGGATACGTAGGAAATGATGCCAGCGGATGTTGCTGCTGTCGCTGTAGCCTGTGTGCCACCTGCGGTTAGAGCTGCAATTACTGCTGCATCTGTTGCCTTGTTGTAGGCGCGTGTCATGTTGTCAACCATTGCTTGAAAGAAGTCTGGGGAACTTCTCTCCAATAATTCTACTGAATATCTTTGAAGTCCAGCGAACTTGTTTACGTCCAAATTTACATAACTGGACACAATGCCAGTTTCGGATGGTGCTGCACCTTCGTTGGTGTCTGCAACAGTTCCGCTAGTTGTGATTTTTGGATGTGAAATCACCATTCCAGAAGCAGTAATTGCACGTGAACCGATTGCATCAATGGCTGGACGTGATCCGATTGATGTATCAATGACGCTGTTTACGTACTGAACTGGGGTGAATGCTGGGTTGGTGCTGAATGAATCATCAGCGGCCATTACATACTGGGCTGAATCATGGTTGCCCATTTTAGCCTTGATGCTGTGTTCCAAGTACGAAGCTTGGCTGTTGATTGGGCTACGAGGCTTTACGTATGCCACTGGTGCAGCTGCTGTAACAACCGCAGACGCGGTTACTTCATCAGCCACTGGTGCGGTTGTTTCTTCCACTCTGTTCTCCTGTGGGTTTTCCTCTGCGGTGATTTCCGCTTCGGTGGTTTCTGGGTTTTCCTCATCGGCCTCTGTGGCTGCGACTTGGGAAATTTGAGCATCCTTGAATGCTGGGTTGGTTACATGTGCAACGGCTTCTAGTTTTGCAGAACTAACTACCATTACGCCCTTTTCAATGGTGTATTCACCAACATTGGCTTCAATGCTAAATGCCGGGCGCAAGCCCTCTGATGCTTCGACTAAAGCATCGTTGCCAGCACCCGTTGGCGCGATCTTAAACGCCATTGAAATACCAGCTGGGGTAATTTCCTCTGATCCTGCAATACCGCGACCCAATGGGCGTGTGCGATCATGTTCCATGTTTAAGACAATTTGGCTTGCATCTACATCACCAAATGCGCCAAACTCAAAACGAACTGGGCCAGCTGATGTGTTACCAACTTTGGCAAAAGGCACTACAAGGCCTTTAATAGTGCGAGTTTCTGTGTCGGCTGCGAGAACCTGACCCTCAAAACTAAGTTGCATTTGCTTCATTTCCTCTCGGTGCGAGATCCATTTCCTCACGCGCTTCATCAACGCTGATTAAGCCAGCTGCGATCATTCGTTCTAGGACTTCAATCTGTTCTAATGGGTTACCACGTAGGTAATCATCTAGATCAAAGCGAACTTCTTGTCCACGCGGGGTTACATCAACCATAGTCAAACGTTCCTCAATGCAACTCATGTATGGGCGCAATGAGAAATCTACAAGGCTTCTGCGTTCCTGACTTACATTGCTGTAAGTCGCGCTGGCTGATTCGGCGTTAATGTACCAAGCCGGAATGTTGCACATACGGGCAATTTCAGCTGCGGTGTTCAAGCGTGATTCAGTAAGTTGCATTTGTCCGGCATCGTAGCCAAAAGTGGTTACATCCAAAGGCCCTGACAAGTAAGCAGTTGAGCGAGTAGCCCGGGCTTGCTTCCATTGTGCCAATAAACTGGATACTTGTTCTGGTGGTAGGTCAACGCCAGAATTTTTAATAACCATAGTTGGATTTGGCTCACTGGCCATTCTCTGGACGGCTTCCTCTAACTTCAAAGCTGTTGAGATAGTACGGCCACCACGATTAAGGATGCCCTCGTCAATACCGCTAAACATGATTAACGAGCCAACGCCAGTGGCAGGTAATAAGCCACCCTCAATATAAAAACCGTTTACGATTTCTTGTGTATCTAAATCAGTTGTGAAAGTTACGCGTGTTGGATCAATGCGGCGTGCTTGTGTTGGTCGGCCATCCTCTGGGTTTACTTCAAGCACTTGCCAGAAGCTGCGGCCATGAAATAACAAATCCTCAACAGTCCAAGCCATAGTTACAGATAATGGCAATGCTGGATCAGGCTGCTCAAGGATCTTGCGACCCTCGACCTTTGCGCCTGTAATCATGTTGTATGAGTTCAAGCCAAGTGTGCTAATTGTGCCAGCAATGATGTTGCGAGCGCGTGCGACGGCTGGAACTTGCATTGCGCTAGACCGGTCTACGCGGAAAGTGTTGAATGGTGTGAAGTATGCATCTTGATAAAACGGGATCGCAATACCTGCACGAGCTTCTACATCTGGTTTTTCTGGTGTTGTACCCAACAAGAAATCTATGAATCCCACGCTTCATTATCTCATAAATGTCTGACATTCAAGCATCTGGTGCGCGTGTCGAGATGTGTGGGTCAGTGATAGGAGTGACTGACCCACACTCTCAAGGTACTGCCAAGTAGACCTTAAGAACTAATGATAGTCACAGTCTGTTGTGGCGCACAAGCATGACCCGCTGCCATGACTAATGCAACGGCAGCTGTAATTGGTACTTGCGCTGCTCTACGCGCAATACGCCAGCCACCATCACTTGCTGGCCGTCTAGCACATGAGACTAAATGACTATGTAATGTCTCTTGTCCGGGATGAATGAATTTGCCTGACTGCATCGCATTAAGTGTTTGATCGCAACTAATGGCAAATCCAGCTGATGCCCAAGGTGTTGGCTCGGTTGCTATACCAGCCTGTGCCAATCTCGGTGCAATGTACCCTGCGGTGTTTGGATCATAAGCAAATTTTCTAGGTCTGTATCTACGAGCTAGTTGAGCTAGTTCACCAGTTAGTTCAAGGTCATTGATACCGCCCTCACGTTTCCATTCATGTAGGAATACGGCCATGCCCTCTGGTCGCTCTTGAATGGTAACTAAGCAAGCAATCTCTCTATTGAAGTTAAGGTCAATAGCCATCCATGTAGGTAGTTCATCCTCTAGGCTAATTTCTTGCTCGCCTGCATTCCACATGTCCATAGGCCAAGGTGAATCTATGGCATCTACCCACATACAAAGTGTTTCAGTTTTGAAAGCATCTTTAGTATCAAAGACTGATGCATCCTTGATGTTTTCTTTTGTAATTGTGTAACCCATTGCAGGATTAGCCATTGCCCATGCCTTTTCATCATTTACATCTGACCCGGCAGGTGCGCTGTACTCGTAATAACCCATACGGCTGGACTCAAACGTCAACGCTCTACGCCTTTGTTCATTTAGAACATTGCTATTTAGATCACCTGCGTTGGATGTCCAAAACACTTGGGCATTGGGTCTGGCTCGGGTAATTGGAGTTACAGCTGCCCAAGTGGCTTCATCAATTTCACGTAACTCATCTACATAAAGCAGATCGGCTGTAGAACCACGCGGACCCTCGCTGGTTGCAGCTCTAATTGAATACTTGCGGAGTCTTTCGCATTTAGTGTTGCATGACTTTGGGTAATGGTGGCAGTAGACCTCAATTTCCTCTTGGCCGTTAGTCCGGGAGACTCGTTTGATACGCTTACGCATCCAGTCAAGGCTCTCTGCCATGTCTACAGTTTGTTTGAAAGTATCAAGTGATAATTGGCGTGTCTGTGACATGGCAATAATGCTTTTCTCTCCAAACACATATAGGCCAGCAAGAATGCGCATACGCATACAGTGAGTTTTTCCATTTTGGCGTGCTAGAAGCATCCCTACCTGCGACCTAGCCCAAGTACCATCTGGGTTAATCTTTAATGCATCATCCAAAACATAATTTTGCCAAGGCAGTAAAGGTACGCCTAACTCATCCGCTAACTTGCTTACTAGCGGGCCTGCGCTGGGCAGATTTAGTGGCGGGCTTTGGATTCTTGGTTTTAACGAGCCGTAGGAAATCTCCGACATAGGCTGTTCCATCATTTTCCTCTTGTTTACTGGCAGTACGAGTTTCCACCGTTAGGTGAAGTTGTTGCAACACAGTTAAGAACTTACCAGATAGGGCTGTTATGTCTTTAAGATCTGCGCCCATGTCAAAGGCCGTATCTAGTGCCTTGGCCATACGCCGGGCGAGGTGTACGGCAGCTGCATCAGTTGTAGAGATAAAATTTGAAGCTGCCAAAGCCGATTCTAAGTATAGGTAGATAGTGTCTGGTTCTACTTTGGAAACAATAGTTTTCTTTTGGGTCATGACTTAGGCCTTTCGGTTGTTGGTGGGTCAGTTCTGGTCATTAGGGGAGAGATTCC